CGGCCCTCATAACCACCACGCCGGCTGCGGACCTGAATCGTTATGGCAATTTTGCGGGGACAGCGGCGCTGGAATCAGTCACGGCGGCGGCGGATTTGCTGCGCTTTGCCAACCTGGCGGGCCTGGCAGCGCTGGACAGCTATCTGCCGGACGCGGACCTGTCCCTGCTGGAGCCGGCCGGTTACAAGGATTTCGCTGGGCTGGCGGCCCTCATAACCACCGCGCCGGCTGCCGATCTGTCCCGTTACGGCAATTTTGCGGGCGCGGCGGCGCTGGAATCGGTCACGCCGGCGGCAGATTTGCTGCGTTTTGCCAACCTGGCGGGCCTGGCGGCGCTGGACAGCTATCTCCCTGATGCGGAATTGCGGCTTTCCGGTGGGGAATTTATGCTGGGCGGCGACAATCTCCGGCCGGAGCGGCCCATTCCCACCGGCAAATACGCGGACGCGTTCCGCTATTTCGGCGTGAACACGGTGCAGTCATGAGATATTTTTTCGGCTTTACCCAGAGCAAAGTGGGCCAGGAGGGCTTGAGCCCCACGTTTCTGCTGTTCAAAAAGGAATCCGATCTGAGCGATCAGGCGGCCCCCACCATCCATGAAGTCTCGGATGGTCTGTATTACTGCGATTATGCGCCCGCGGCCGATATTGTCTTTGTCCTGGATGGCGGCACGGATTTGGATGTGCGCACCATTTTCGGGCGGTTTACCCCGGAAGACGACGCCGCCGCCGCCATTCTGGCTGCGTTGGCCGGAGTCAGCGGCTTGAGCCTGGACGCCATTATGCGGGGCATGTGGGCCAAAACCGTGATCAACAAGGCCACCGGCGGCTTTACCGTTTATGAGCTGGACGGCGTCACCCCGCTCCTAACCGGCACGATTACGGCGACGCCCACCATCGTGCAAAGGATACCTGACTGATGCCCTTGAGTGATCGCGCCGCTATCGGCATATTGAGCAACGGTCTATGGTTTCCGCCCTTTCCGGCCGCGGCCGGGGAAGCCGTCAAAACTCAGCTCCTCAAGGCCATCGAATTAGAGCTGCAGGAGATCCCGGAGATCGGCACGGTGCTGCGCTGGCAGGATATCCCGGTGGATTTGAGCGACTTTACTCCGCCGGTGCTATTCTTCTGGGAGGATGAGGAAAAAGAACCCTATAACCGCCTGGCCCAGGGCACTCTGGACTTCTGGATTGAGGTGTTTTTTCCGCTGGCCATGGACAATGAGCCGGATTACACCAGATTTACCGAAGACGCGGATACGGTGGCCGGGCGCCTCTGGAATCTGTTTGCCGGCGATCTGAGCAGCCTGAAGAGCGCGGGCCTGGTCAAGGCCCTGCCCGGCCGGGTGGTCAAGGCCAAGCATAACCCGGAGTGGGGAGTGCTGTTCCTGACCTATCAATTGACGTACGTGCACAATTACGGCGATGCCTTCGCCGTAAATTAAAAGGAATGGAGGGAAATAACCATGCAGCCTCCCAACACTGACAATCTGACCATCCCGGGCGGCATCATTCTGTATTTCGATGAGGGTTCGGGAATGCGGGATTTGGGGCATATCGACCCGGCGGATATAACTATGCGCACGACTTCCGAAGAGCTGAAAGTGGAAACCCAGCGCTCCGGGAAATTGCGCCCGCTCAAGACCTTCCCCATTTCCGAAGAGGTGCAGTTCGATTTCCGCCTCCTGGAACCGGTGCTGGAACATCTCCAGTATTATTTCAAAGGCGGGGACATCACCGCGGTGGGCGCGGGCTCGGATACGGTCACGGACCAGCAGGTGACCCTGACCGGAACGCAGCTGGCCAGCGTGGGGCAGTACGGCATCAGTTCCGTGACCGTGCGCCAGTTTCTGGACAAGTGCTTTCTCCATGATGCCGGGACCGCCTGGGTGGACAACAGCATTGAGGCCGACAGCGAAGCGGGCACGCCCTTTGAGGGCCTGGCCGCAACCAGTGATTATCTGTACCTGGGCAAAGACACCAAATGGCAGGAAGTGTATTTCAACCTGTCGGTGAACGGCGACTACGGCACGGGGCTGACCTGGGAATATTGGAACGGCGCCAGTTGGACCGCGATTGTGGGCGGCGGCGGCGCGGGCCTGGATATGGAGGCGGACGGGGCCTTTACCCATACGCCGCAGACCAACTGGGCCAAGACCACGGTGAACGGCTATAATGCTTACTGGCTGCGGGCCTCTGCGGCTACGGTGAACACGCCGGCCACGGTGAACTGCATCCGCCAGAACTTGACCCAGAACACCGATTACATCGTGGATCCGGGCCTGGCTTCGGGCGAGCTCCAGGTGGGCCGTATCGGCCGTCTGGCCGCGGGCAAGCTGGTGGACGGCGAAGAGGTCAAGGTGAGCTATACCTACACCACCTGGACTTCTTTGACCATGCCCATTGCCACCACGGGCTTCAAAGAGGGGGCGGCCCGCTTGCAGTTCCATCCCAGCACCGGGCTCCAGGGCAATTACCACATCCCCAAATGCCAGCTCAAGCCGAACGGGGAGTTAGCCTTCAACCCCCGGGACGCGCTCAAGGTGCCCATGAGCCTGGTAGTCCTGGATGATTACGACAACAATCCCACGTATCCTTTCGGAAAATGGGAAGCGTTGTCGGAATAACTTGAGGGGGTGATCTATGGCGAAACTGCAGAAAGCGCCGGAAACGGATGAGCTTCAGATCCTGCTGCCCGAAGAGGAAATCACCCTGCCGGACAGCCGCCGTTTGATTTTGCGGCCCTGGAACTTGGCCCAGTTCGGCAAGGCCGCGGCGGTGCTCATGGCCATGATTGAGGAATTGACGCCGTTGGGGCTGACTTTCGACAATGCCGAAGAGTTTTTGCGCCGGCGCTGGGTCGAATTCTTACCTCTCGTCTTGCCGCACTTTCCCCCGCTTATCGGCTTGACCTTGCCGGATATTGATTTGGCGGGAGTGGACGCCGGCACCCAGGCGGCTGTGGGCTTGCGCATTCTCCTGGTGAACAGGGACAACCTAAAAAACTTCTTGACCCTGGCCTTAAGGAACGTCGTCAAGGCCGGGGCGATTTTGAGCTAAGCGAGGCCCTGGAGGAGCTGATCAGCCGGGGCCACGGCAGTCTGCCCGAGCTCCTGCACAGCTATACCCTGGCCCAGGTAAAACTGATGGCCCGGGCAGCCCGGCGGAACAAGCACCTCGAGGTGATCCGCCGGGCCCTGGGAGTGGCTTTGGGCATCAATGAGGCCTTCAGCAAAGAAGGCCGGCTGCTGAAAGCCTGGCTGGCGGATTTGGCTGATGCGTCGCCGCCGGCCCGGCCATCCGGCCCGGTCCTGACTCCGGCCCTGGCCTGGTTCGCCGGGCAGCCCCGGGGCCCTGGCCAACCCCCGCACCATTGAGGCGGAAATGGAAGACTTAGGCTCCTTAATCGCTAAACTGGGCGCGGATTTGAGCGACCTGAAACGGGGCCTGGCCGAGGGCCGGGGCCAGCTCGCCTCCTTTCAGGGCATGGCGGAGCGGGCCGGGGAGAAGGTCAAGCAGGCCCTGAGCTTCGTAGCCCTGGGCGCAGGTCTGTATCTGGCCCTGAGCAAGATCAAGGAAGGCTTCCAGGCCGCGTTCCAGGCCGCGGATGAATTCCAAGTCACCACCATCGGCATTGCCGCCACCCTCACCAATCTGGCCAAAGACAAGAGCGATCCCGGCCTCACCTTGGCCCAGAATCTGGAATTCGCCAAAGAGATGTACGAGGCCCTGGAGGAGGAGGCGGCCAAGCATTTCGGCACGGCTCAAGACCTCCAGCAGGCCTTTAACATTCTGGTGCAAAAGGGGGTGGTGGCCCGCAAGGAGGACGTGCAGGCCCTGGGTCTGCTGGTGGATCAGATCAAGTTATCCACCCAGGGCATGAACCAGCAGATTCAGATCGCCCAGGAACTCCGGGCCATCGTGGACGGCCAGGCCAAGGCCACCAGCGCGGTGGCCATGATGCTGAAAGACCGGATCGGCCCGGATTGGGAAAAGATTGTCGCAGAGCACCGGGAAGCCGGCGATCTCCTGCAGTTTTTGGCCTCCCTGTTTCCCGGCCTGCAGGCGGCCCTGGAAAAAATCCAGAATACCTATGAAGCCCAAAAGAACACCCTGCAGTCCCATCTGAAGCTCATCGGCCGGGAAGGTTTGGCCGGCCTGTATGATGATGTGGTGGATCTGCTCAAAGATATCAATGCCTATCTGAAAGAACACAAGGATGAGCTAATCGTCGGTATCCGCAATGCCTGGGCCGACCTGAAGGAGGTGTTGAAGGGCGTCAAAGCGGCCCTGGACGGCATTTACGATGTCTTGGTATTTATCCGGGACATCATGCCGAATATCGTCGGTTGGGCCAAGGCTTTCTCCAAGGCGTTGCAGATTGATGAAGCCAATTTTCAGATGCTGAAATCCCTGGCCCGGGGCGATTTGGCGGCCGCCCAGGCCGCGGCCCTGAAACGGGCCCAGGCCGAGGGCCTGCCCGTGGGGCCGGGCCGGGGCTGGACGCCGGAAGATATCCTGGCGGGCCGGGTCAAGGTCAGCATCCCGCCGCCCAGCGGCGTGCCCGAACTGGAAGACCGCAAACGCCAGGAAGAGAAAGCCGCAACCAAAGGGCATGCCGAAGATTTGCTGAAAATCCTGGCCGATTATCTGGAAGCCAAGCGGGACAAGGAAGTCAAGGCCGCGGAAGAAGCCCTCAAGACCCTGAAGAGCGAATATGATCTGAAAAAGGCGGAGCTGACCCGAAACCTGGAGGCGGGCCTGATTGCCGCGGAGGATTATTACCGCCAAGTCAACCAATTGGGAGCGGACTTGACCCGGGAAACTCTGGCGGTATTGGATCTGAAGATCGCCAAGGAAAAAGAGGCCTATGACCTGGCCGTCAAGGAGTTGCAGGCCCGTATCGCATCGAGCCAGGTGAGCCCTGAGGCCGGGGACCTCATGGGCAAGAAACTCCTCCTGGAGCATGAGACCCGGCTTATTTCCCTGAACGCCGAAAAGACCCGGACCCGCCTGGAAGATGAAAAGCGCCTGGTGGAAATTTTACAGGAGCAGATCGAGGCCCGCCAGAAAATCACCGATCTGATCCTGGATGAAGAAGGCAAGGCCGCGTTCACCGAACTGGAACAGCGGGAATTCGCCATTCTCAAGCTCCTGGAAGAGCAAAAAAAGCGCCGGGAAGAACTGCTGAAACTATTAGGCCAGGCCGGGGCCACGCCGGAGGAGACCGCCGCCTCTATGGCCCGGTTTGATGTGGCCGCCGGCCGCCAACTGCAGATCGCCCGGTTCGGCGAAGAGGCCAAGGTTTGGGCCCAGACCATCGCCGGCGGCATCAGCAACCTGGTGGACAGCCTCATCCAGGGGGGCCGGGACCTTCAACAGGCCCTGCACCGCTTTTTCAGCGATCTGTTTAAGCAGTCCCTGGAGCCGGGCTTCAAGGCCCTGAAGGCCGGGCTGGAAAACCTGTTTTTGGATTTGTTCGGCAGCGTGGGCAAGTCCATTGCCAACGCGGCTTTGGGCGTTTTGGGCCTCATCGGCATGATGTTCCTGGGCGGCGGTGGGGGCGGCTCCTTCTCTCCATCCGGGGCCGGCATCGGGGTGACTACGCATGAGGCGGTCCGGGGCATCGTGGCCGGGCCCACCTCAATATCCATCGGGGAAATCGGCGCCAGTCTGGCGGATGCGCTGATCCCCACCAACAACTGGCTGGATAAAATTGAGCGCAATACCCGGCAGCTGAGCATCAATATCACCGGCCTGGATGCCGGGCAGTTGGCCCAACTTCTGGCCGATTACCTGGCCGCGGCCTTGATGCAGGGGGCCTGATGGCGATTATTTACGGCTTCCGGCCCTACATCGGCGGCGGGGGCAACCTGACCTTTGACGCCGGCGCCCCGGGCCTGGCCACCTATTGGGAACTGGTGGGCATCAATCACCTGACCCAGGAGGAAGAAGCGCCGCACGGCTCCCTGAAAACGGCCCTGGTGCAGGCGGACGCCGCGGGGCTGGCCACCAATGTCTATTTCGCCCCGACGGACGCCGGTCTGGCCGGACATATTGACCGGGTGAAGGTGAAACGCCTTGCTTGAGAAGATTTACACCTCCACCAAGACCTTCAATGCTTCCAACCTGGGACAGTGCTGCTTCATTTCGGCCTGGGGCGCCATGTTCTGGCACAACAAAGGCACCCTGTTCAAAGCCTTCAAGGACGGCTCCAACTTTCCGTATGCCGAAAAGCGCAGCTATCTGCTCTATCCCCGCAGCCGGGGCCGCCTGGTGCAGGGGGTGCAGGAGACCGGGGTGGGCCTGCACTTCTATGCGGTGGATGAATTTACCCAGCTCTCCCTGCAGGGCATCCAGCCGCCCTTGTGCACCTATACCCTGGGCGTGACCTTGCCCTACGGCAACTGCGCCCTGGTGGATGATGAGAACGGCTGGCTGCTGGTCTGTGATAACGGCCTCAAGGCGTATGCCCTCGCCGATTGTAGCCTGCTGTGGTCCATGAGCGTGCCGTTCGGTTTTGAAGCCATCGCCTGGATAGACCGGAGCCGGGTGGTGGTGGGCCATTGGGACGGCGGCCAGATCGCCTTTATCAATACCCTGACTCAGACCGTGGAACTGGAGACCCGCGTTAGCTCGCAATTCGAGAACCGGGGCCTGGCCTATGATCCGGTGAACCATCTGCTGTTGGCCTTGCGCTGCGTTTACAGCGCCGTGGGCGTCCGGGACGTGGTGGTGGACGTCTATCTACCCACGCCCCTGCCTGCGGCCTTGTCCGCCCCGGTATTCAGCCCGGCCACGGTGAAACGCTACCAGGGCCACGAGGTCACCGTGCAGCTTACCGGCAGCATAGGAGAACCGTGCGCTGACTGGTGGATCACCTGGGCTTTAACCAGTGGCAAGGGCGACCTGGAGAAACCCTACAGCAAGACGGATGCGGACGGCTATGCCCGGAATTATTATTTCGGGCCCAGTCTGGCCGGGGAGTTGGGAGCCGAAACCCTGACCGCCCAGGTGGTGCTCTGATGGCCCTGTGGAAGATCAAACAGACCACTCCTTATGAATACCCCCTATGCGATGGCCGGCCGGTAATCAAGCACGGCGATATCCTCTGCACCCCGGACAATCCCCACGCCGAAACCTGGTATACGGTTTATTGGTTCTACTACTGCCCGCCCCTGGACGCGCACGTGGCCTTTATCATGTATTTAGAGCCCTACGGGATAGTCGGGGGCGGTATCAAGCGCCTGTTTTTCGACGCCGATACTTTGGAACACCGCCCAGATTTGGATGCCTCGGTCCCGGGCGGCTATTCCGTCTTCGGGGAAGTCTGGCTGAACATGACGATGTTTGTAGAGAGCGGCGCGTTCGGCAAGTGCTTTATGTATAACCGCTGGAATTTCGGCAAAATCTTTGAAGTATCCCCCTATAATCTCCAAACCTTTGACGGCGCCTGGTTCATCGAAGATGATGATCTGCCCAACTGCCCGGACCTGTCCCGGGGCGCGCCCAATGGCGGCATCGTCAATTTGCAGACCGGCTATCTGGTCCTCAGTCATAGCAGCATGTTGCACTTCTGGAAGGATTTAAACACCACCCCGACTTACCTGGGATGGCTCTATGCGCCCATTGCCAATCTCATGGACATGGCCTATGAAAACCTGAATTACTGCTGGGCCGTGGGCAGCCAGGGTACGGTGATGAAGATTGATTACACCCGGCCCCGGGTTGAACTCCTGTCCCGCATCAATGACCCCCAGGCCGAAGGCGATAGAAAATACCTGCTTAGTTTCGATCCCAAACGAGGCCGTCTGGTGCTCTTCCGCGAGAAGACCGATGATCCGGCCACCGGAGCCAACCGCTGCACCCTGGAGGCCTACCGGCCCATTCCCAAGCTGGATACCCTGACTGAGCCGGTGCCCTTGGATTCCCTGCGGGTGGGCAAGACCATTCCCTTTGAGAGTTTCCTGGTAGGCGATGCCGGAGAAGGCATCTCGCCCTACCGGGTGCAAGCCAGCCTGGAAGATCCGGGCGCGGACGGGGCCCTGTTGCAGAGCAATATCATGACCCGGCTGAACGGCCAGGTCATGGTGGATTATCTGGCTCCGGCCAGCCCGGCTACGGACACGTTGACCGTTACCACGGAATATACCGACGGGATTTGACATGGCCACTATTTCCGCCTTTACCAACTTCACCATTCAGGATGCCAGCAGCTTTGAGGAAAGTGTGGATCTGGTGCTCCTGCCGGTGGCCGTAGGCAGCAATGCCCCCCGGGAGCTGCATTATCCCGGGGCTGCCCTGCCCGTGCTGACCTATTACGGCAATCCGGATAAGACCGCGAATTTCTATACCACGCCCATCGGCGGCCGGCCCATAACCAAAGCGGAAATGACCCTGGCCGGGAATAAGCTGGCCCAATGGCCCGGTTATGTGGCGGACCGGCCGGTGGTGGAAACCTGGTCCGGATCAGAGAGAACTGCCCGGCTGCCGGAACTGCCCTTCTTTGCGGAACTGCTGCAATACGTTTTGAATCCGCCGGCTTCCGGATATATCACCTGGTGGCCCAAGGACCGCACCACTACGGGCTACAATATCGTCATTGAATCCCTGCGGGTGGACGGCCAGGACATCACCCTGGCTTACCAGGCCCTGCTGAACGGCGCGGTGGCCGGGGAAATCGTCTTCACCTTTTACGTGGTGGGCGAGGCCTCATGAGGGCCTTGCACCCGGACCTGGAAGCCGCGCTGAGCGCCGGGGTGCGCCGCCCCGCTTACCGGGTTTATGCCTTTGACACCAAGCTGGATGAGGTGAGCGCCATCATTGCCGGGACCTATACGCAGACGCCCAAGGATTTGACGGAATATATCGTGGGTCCCATTGCCTGGACGCCGGCCCAGATGGCCTTTAGCCTGGCTGACAGCGCCGGAGATTTTCACCCGGATACGGGCGCGGAGGCCCACTATTTGGCAGACGGCTGCCTGATCCGTCTCAAGGAAGGCGACAGCCGGGTAGCCGAAGCCAACTGGATATGGACATTCACAGGATTTCTCAAAGGACAGGTGGGCTGGATCCACTCCCGCACCACGCAGACCTTCAAGGCCCAGGTGGCGGCGTTTTCCCGGGACAATAATCAGGCTTTCAAGCGCCGCAAATGCACTTCTAAGAACTATACCGCGGGCACCGACCTAGGCATTTTAGTGGAGGACGTGGCCGGGGTGTTCCTGGGATTAGAGGATTGGGAATACCTCATCCCCAAGGTCCTGGGCCGGGCCTTGATGCACAAAGAGAACCAGATGGTGCAGATGGCTCCCTGGGACATGGTGAGCGCCTGCCTGGAGGTCGTCTCCGCGGTGCCCGTGTTTAACGGCGAGGGCAAGCTCACCCTGTGGTCCAAGAACCTGTCCCGCCCGCCGGACCGCCTCCTGCCGGATTACATTCGGGTGTTTGATTATCAGATTCCCGCGGTGACCCAGGACGGCATCAACAAGGTGATCGTCACCTATCTGGATTCGGAACTCACGGAAATCGAAGGGGATTTCCAGGTATTGGGCCAGGCCAGCATCACCACGGGCTTTTTTACTTTCGAGGAAAAACTCCCCTGTTATTGGTCTAAAGACCGGCGCCAGCGGGCCAAGCGCACCGAGATGCACGTCATTAAAAGTGTCAATGACAATTTGCTGCCGGTAGGCGAAGAAAGCTATCAGCAGAACGACGCCTTCCATGGCACCATCACCATTGAAATCTCTGTCTGGGTGCCCATTCTGGCCGGGGCGCTTTTGGCCGGGTATTTAGCGTCAGCCTGGATTCCCGATAGTGTAGTGATGTGGGAAACCATTCCGGTGGGCAGAGCTTTAGAAGCTGCAAATCTCATAGGCATCTTGCTAATCATGATGTCTTTGGGATCGGCCCAATATGAAATTTGGGGGGTGCCTTACGATTTCGTCTATCTGGAGAAGCAGAGCATCGCCATTGAGGACGGCCTGGAATACTGGCAGGAGAATGAGCTGGAAATCCGGAACGACTTCATCGGCTCCCAGGACCAGGCCGACAGCGTGGCCCTGACCGAGCTGATCTATCAGAAATCCAGCCTGAACGCCCGCAAACTCAGCCTGGACGATGATCTGGCTTTGGAGACCGGGGATATTGTTCAGCTTCCGGATGGCCGCCGCATGTTCATCACCAACCTGAGCAAGCAGATTGAGCGGGGCCAGGTGCCCCGGCTGAACCTGGACGGCTTCAAAGTCCTGCAGGGGGCCCTGGTATGAGTTCCATCAGGGAAAATTTGGGTCAGGTCATTGAGGCCAAGATTACCAAGGCCGGCAAGACCATCATCGGCAAGACCGCCAGCGTGCCCTATCAGTATTATGCTGATCAGGAGCATTGGATTTGGGCGGTGGATGTGGATATCGGCCAGGAAGAAATATTAATAGCTGTGCCGCTTGCCTCCATGAATGATCAACTTTTCTATGCCGATGTGGGCAAGCCGGTGGAACTGCGCCAGGTGGGCAAAGGCAAATACGAGGTGGTGGGCATCGCCAAGACCGCGGTGGGCACCAAACATATCATGTACGTGAGCTTTACCGAGACCCTGGGGCAGGTGGTCAGCGAAGAGACTATCGGCTATTATGTGCGCCTCTTGACCTATGACGAGCTGGATACCTATGGCGGCTACGGGGTGGTGCCGTACGGCGCCCGGGGGCGGTTTAATGCGCAGGATGAACTGGTGGCACTCCTGGTCTGAGGAAAACGTCAATGGATTTAATTCTCTTTTTGGATTGGCTTAATGTAAAGGCCGACTATGTGGTCAGGCATATACAAAACTATACGGCCATCCAGTCGGCCATCAATAATTTGGCTGCCAAGGTTTCCGGGGCCATGGGATCGGGTCTATTCCAGGGACTAAATGAAATCCTGGACCGCCGGGGCATCGTGGGGATAGCATCCTACGATTTCGATGAAGGCACGCTCACCGGCCCCAATTATTATCTCCGGGTGGCAGCCGGGGCCTATCTCAATGCCTCCCTCCAGTTTTACAGCAAGGCCACCTATACCGATTTGGCCCTTTCTGGGGAAAGCACCGGCACCAAGTACGTCAATATCGATGCGTCGGGAAATCCCACCATTGCCACTTCCGCAGATGCCAGCACCACCCGGCAATTCTATTGGGATGCCAGCACCCATGAAGTAAGCAGTAAGGCCCTCTATACCGGCGTTTCTATTCTTTTTGACGGCGATGAATATCAAGATTTACTTGATAGTGCATGGAAAGGCACCAGCTTTGACCAGGCCGCCGACCGCCTGGAGGCCATCGAGCAGGACCTGGACCCCTTTGCCGGTTTCTATGGCCAGGATCTGCCCCATTCCGGGCTGAACTTCAAGTACCGGGCCGGGAAGGTCCGCAACGACAGTGCCATCACCGATACCACCGCGGGCCAGGTGGCCCTGACCGATGACCAGACCAATTATGTGGAGGTGGACCCCTCCACCGGCACGGTCAGCGCCAATACCACCGGCTTCACGTCCGGCAAGATTCCCCTCTACCAGGTGGTCACCGCGTCGGGGGCCATCACCACGGTCACGGACAAGCGCACCGCGGCCCTGGTCAGCGGTTCCGGGGGCGGCAGCCATACTCAGAACACCGACACCGGCACGACCAGCCCCACGTTCACCCTGAATAATGATGAAGCCGGGACGCCCTCGGAAAACTGCGCCCTGGAAGTGGAGCGGGGTACCTCCGCCAATGTCCGGATCCGCTGGAACGAGGCCACGGACAAATGGGAATACACCAACGACGGCACGACCTATTACGAGCTGGGCGAAGTGGATTATAGCGCCATCCTGGGGGAGCAGGAATTCGACAAGCTGGTGCACTTCGATGAGCCCCCCAAGGTCCATGATGAGACCAACCGGGGGACGTCTTCGGATTGGGAAACCCTGGATTTAAGCAGCCAGATAGCCGCGGGGGATACGGGCAAGACCGCGTGGTTGCGGGTGTTTTTTTATGATGATGCGCCGGGGGCCGGCATCAACGTGGTATTCCGGCGGCCGGGCTCCGGGGCTTCGGCCAATGATGCTCTTACCGTCTGGGTCTATGACAGCCAGAAAAACACCGATTTGATCCCGGTGGAAATGGATGCGGCCGGCCAGGTGGAATTTCTGGTCACCGCGTCGGGCGTCGATACCGCGGACCTGCAGATTTACCTGGTGGCCTACACCGCCAAGATTCCCGGGGTGGGCACCGCGGTCAAGACCATGACCAAATCCGGCATTTCGGTGGGGGCAGGTTCAAGTCAATCCCTTAACTACCCTGGCTGGCTCAATCGGGGCGAATGTTGGTACTTCAAGATTGATGAGACCGGCGGGGTGATGACCGGGACCTATGGTGTGGAAATCTATGCCAAGGATACCTTTCTGCCAGGCACCGATAATGAGGATTTGATTTACAAGGCCATCAATATCGGGGTGACTTTAGCCTTCATTGACCATTTGCCCTTTTGGGTTAGGGATAACGATGAGACCTCAGAGCTGCACATCAAGATCATCAACAATGACGGCAGCAACGGCGGCACCTTTACTTTCACCATCAAGGCGGAGCAATTCGCTTAAAGGAGTAAGACCATGCTGATAGATTGGGCGGGCTTCAATTTTTATAATGTTAAAGAGAGAGAGGGCCACGTACCTTCAAATTGCTCTTGGTCTGCTGTAACGTATTTTACGGGGGGAGTTTCTCTTTCTTGTGCTCCTAACACCACTTATTTCTATCGTAAGTATTGCTTTGTGTGGTCTGGCCAGAATTACTCTGAAATATTCTTTAGCCTCAGGTGGTACAAAACTGCCGGAAACTGCACAACAATAAGCAAGATTATCCAATGGATGAAAGGTAGCACTGTTTTAGGTGGTCTGGCCTTAGAAACCACCGGCAAATTGGCTTTTTATACCGGAAATTTTGCTTCAAAGGTAGGCGAGACCTCTGGTGCTCCAAGTGATCTTACATGGCATCATCTTGAATTTCGGGTAAAAATTGCTGATGACCCCGATGGTGTTTTAAATCTTTTGGTCAATGGGAGTGAAGACAGCATCTCATTTACTGGCGATACCAAGCCGGGAGCCGACACAGGTATTGATCAGACCCAGCTCGGGAATGCTTATGACGTTGTAACTTTATACTGGGATGATGTGGTGTTCCACGATACCTCAGGAAGCAGAAACAATTCCTGGGTCGGCCCGGCCCGGGTCTGGCGGCTCAGGCCCACCAGCGATTCCACGCCCCTGGAATGGACCACCAGCGGGGCGAATCATTACGGGGTGCTGGATGAGGATACGCCTGCGGATGCCGATTATATCCGTTCCACCGCCAATGATGATGAAGATGAGCTGGGACTCACCGATTTGGTGGACGTGGGCACCATCAAGGCGGTTGTCGCCCATGCCTGGGCTTACCGGGGGTCTGAGGTGGACCCGCAGAAATTAAAACTGGGCTTGGATTTGGGCGGCACGGATTATGACAGCGCCGCCTTAACCCTGGGAACCTCCCTGGGCATTGTGGAAAAACTCTGGGAGGAACATCCCGGTACCAGCAACCTATTTACCGAAGCCGATGTTGACGCGGCCAAGCTCCGGCTGGTTTCGGCGTCTGGGACATAAACCATGGCTGATTTTGTTCAGGTAGCCGGGGCTGGTGTTACCGTCATATCCACCTTGGAAGGGGTGCAGGTGGCCGCGGTGGGCCTTACGGTCATCTCCGTCTTGGAACCTGGTATCAACGTGGCTTGTACCGGCTTGACCGTGATCACGCTGCCCACGCCGCCGGTGGGCCAGCGGGTTTTTCCTATACCCAAGAGCCAGACAATATGGCAAAGCCAGGCAGATCGGCGGGTTTTTCCTTTACCGGGTACGCAATAACTTCTGCTGCGGAGGGTTTAGGGCATGATCCAGCAAGCTCTTGGCCAGGAACTCTATTCCGCGGTCTTGGCGGTGCAAGGCCGGATAAGCAAACCAGAGGCCCTGCGGCTTTTGGCCTTGATTATCCGAAACATCAAAATGCGCACCGGCGGAATGCCCGCCCAGGTTTGGGATTACCCTACAGCCGCGGGAGAGGGCGGCGCCGGGCAGAGTATCATTCAGCCCTGTTTCACCCTGGTGCAGCCCCTGGTGGAATCTTTGAGTCAGATCATCCCGGGCAGCGCGGCCATTGACACGTGGCAGGAACTGGACGGATTCTATGTGATCGTGCATTCCTGCCGCTATTTCAAAGCCAATTCTTTGGTGCGATATTTGTTTACTTTGGGCTGGCCCGTGCTTTCATGGAATTATTCTCGGACGCGATTGGCTCAATCTCCCACCTGGTGGTCCCGATTCAAAGGATTTTTCTCATGAAACCAGAAATTTCGGAACATAATGGCAAAACTATCACCTGGCAAGCGGCTTTTATATTGGCGACGCCCGTATTATTGGGTCTGATCGCCTTTTTAACACAATTAGGCATCAATAATATCTTGATCGGTCAGGAAAAAATGGAAAAGGCTCTTAAGGAACAAGCTCAAGAAACCCGATCGGAACTGATTCAAACCAGCCGTGAGGTGCGCAAGTTATGCGAAACAGTTAATGAACATGAATTGTTGCTTCACATGGCATATCAGGAGCGGGAACGCTATTTTCTCAGAAAATATGGCGTGCGCTCATATCCTTTGGAAAACAATAAAAAATAGAACAATAATGGAAATTCTCCAAAATAACGATGTGCGATCGTTATCAGCCGTTCAGTTTGGCCCTGCTGGATTATACCTGTTTGTATTATCAAGAGGTTCAGGGATTTCTCTTCTTTTTTGAAGGGCTTTGCCGGTTGACGAATCAACCTTGTATAACCCGGGGGCGTTTCTCTGGGGAAATCCACGGAGCATCCAGCCGGACGGTGTCACATGACTAAACTATATGAAGTGCAGGTAGCTCGATTAAATGTGCGGTCCGGGCCCGGCACGGATCATGACGTCACGGAAGTCCTGAAACGGGGGGATTTGCTCTATCCGGTCATCGATTGGCTGCCGGTTTGGCTCGAACCAGGGACAGAACCGGCGGCGGTGGGCTGGGTTTCCGCCCGATACGTGGAAACCGTGGAAGAAGCAATTGAGCCGGAGCCCCAGCCCATTCCATCCGCAGGTGAACCGCCGTGGGTGACCGTCGCCAAGAGTCAGATCGGGGTGAGCGAGGTGCCCGGCGCCGGGGCCAATCCCCAGATTCTCAATTATTTCATGGCCACGTCTTTCCGGCCCAGCCGGGGAGATGAAGATCCATGGTGCAGCGGCCTTGCCTGCTGGTGCATGGAGCAGGGCGGCTATCGGTCGCCCCGGGATGCCCGGGCCATCAGTTGGCGGAGTTGGGGCCGGGAAACCGAACCCCGGCTCGGCGCGGTGGTGGTTTTTCCCCATCATGTCGGCTTTTTTATGGGCCGGCGCGATGACGGCCGTATTGATCTGCTGGGCGGCAATCAGAGCAACCGGGTTTCCATCGCGCCTTATGGAATTGAAGAAATATTGGCGTATAGGTGGCCACTATGAATTTTTTACGAGATGAGAAATTCTGGATAAGCCTGGCCTTCATTCTTCCGGCCTGGTTGGTTATCTGGCGCTTCCCAGACAGCAATCCTCACATGATCCTGGCCACGAATGTGCTGAGTGCGGTAGTGAGCTATTGGCTGGGATCATCCTTGGGAAGCAGTGACAAAAATAAGATTATCGGAGGGGCGATCAATGGCAAGACACCGGCAATACCTGGCCCTGCTGCTGGTTCTGGCGTTCCTGCTGTGCGGCTGTCAAAGCCTGGGGGGGATGAGCCAGCCGTCGGCTAAGGCCTCGGCTAAAGAGACGGCCTGGAAAACCCTGATGGCCGGCAAGCAGACCTATGACAGCACCTTCAGGATGCTGGCCCAGGCCGAGGCATTGGGAAAATTGCCACCCAAGGCCAAGGCCACGGCGATTCAATTGGGGAACCTGTATATGCAGGCACACAACCGGGCCGTGGATGATCTTTTGGCCGGCAAAGATCCGGGTCTGGCTGCGGTGCAGAGTGCGCTGGATGCCTTCTTGGCCTTTGCCATCGCTTATCAGGAGAAAAAATAATGGATCCGGTCTTTCTGGCCCTCCTGGCCAAATACGGTTTCGAGACGGTGCTGAATATTATTCAGGGCTGGCAGCGTTCCGGCGAACCGACACCGGAACAAATCCGGGAGGCCTATATTACCAAACCCCCGGATGAATATTTCAAACCTTCACATGAAGGAGATTGACATGACGAAACTTATCTCAGGGTTGGCCCACAAAATGCCTGAATGATCGGGGTGCTTCTCGGATTTTTGCTGTTCACCTTTTATCCAGGCTCCGGTTCTTGCCAACCCGGGCAACCCGTTGTGGTTGCCACGGCCTATTGCCTGAAAGGCCCTACCACGAGCGGGCCGACTACCGTCGAGGTTCACCAGCTCGGCGGCTGCATCGCCCTCTCCCGGAGTCTGGCGCAGGATCTGGGCCTAAAACGCGGTCCGGGGCAGTATGCTTATAAATTCGGCGCAATTATTGAAGTCATAGGTGTGGGGCGCTTCATTTTTGCGGATTTGATGCCCCCCCAATGGCGGCATTACCGGGTGGATATTTATTATCCTACCTGCCGGGAGGCCAGGGTCTTCGGCATCAAGCGTTGTCAGATCCGGGTAATCGAGTGCGGCCCGAAAGTCCCGGCTAAACCGGCAACTCTGAGGCCCTGGATTCCAGGGCCTTGATTTTTTGGGCCAGAAAATCGATCATTCTCAGTCGTGGATTGAGTCGTGACTCTTCTGCGGCAAGAAAAAAAGGCTGCACAAATAGGGCGGTTTTGCATTGCCGGCGGCAACGCCATCAGGCGGCTTAATGCCGCCATTCCTGAATGAAATACCATTGTTGGGGGCGCCGAGCATCAGGCTTCTAATCCGTGGGTCGCAGGTTCGAATCCTGCCAGGCGCGCCAGAATAGCAAAGAAATAAGAGGCTTGGAAATGATATCCAGCTCTCGTTATTTTTTGGTCGTGGATTCAGTCGTGGGTTGCTGGGAATCAATCTCTTCATGGAGATGTGAGCCCGATCTTTTTTCCTCCCATGCCTTTATTATTGGATCCACTTTTTGAGGAGGACCTTCGGCCATCAACCAATGAGTAACATCCATATCCCCCTGATCTTCTAATATTTTTTGCATCTCTTTGATTAACTCGGAAAGTTTCATTTATCTCCCTCCATTTGTTCAAAAAGTGAATTATTTCTTTATTGGAATTAATATAACTTCCTCACATGCGCCGCAATAAAGACATATCCTTTGTATCAGATAACCAAAGGTTTTCCAGATCTTTGTTGGCCTCATTTCTTCATATTCGATTTCCAACATTATTTGGAAATCTGCGCATTTTTTACAAATCCCCAAACCGCTTCGATATATAGCATCCTGTTTCATATCATGAAGAATTTCAGGCATGATAGTCTTGCTTTGGATAGGATCTTTTTCCTTCATCAAAATACTGGCTCCTTCCCTACCTTGGCGATGCCCACCATCCAAGCCGGCAAGTCAGGTATTCTCTGATCGTCGCTGATAAAGCTCAACCCATTTAATATATAAGGCATTACGATTAACCGCCTTTTCCGCAGTGCGTTCAGCATAACGATTCATTTTTTCTCACCAGTTCCCGGCATCATAATCAATCCCCAGGCTGTGGAGATATCTGGAGGTGGTGGTGATATCCTCGTGGCCCAGGAAATCCCGGATGCGGGTCAGGGGCAGGCGCTCCAGGGCCAGCTCCGAAGCCCGGGCATGGCGCAGGGCATGGTAGCCCATGGCCGGCACGCCGGCCAGGCGGCAAAGGCGGGCGAAGAATTTGTCCCGGTAGTCATAGGCCCATGTTTGGGAATTATCGGGATGCCGGGCGGCCATGGCCGGGTTGGTAAAGACCCAGGGGCTGCCCGGATGGCGCCGCCGCCAGGCCAGGGATAAGGCGGAGACGGCCAGATCCGAGGTTTCCACCAGACGGGGGGTGAGATCGCCGCCCCGCTTCTTTTTGGTATGCAGGCGCACCAAGCGCCGCTCCAGGTTGACGTCTTCCCAGGCCAGGCGGTTGATTTCCCGGACCCGGGCCCCAAGCTGCCAGATCACCGTGAGATAGGCCCGGTCCAAAGGCTGGGCCAGGAGCAAGACTACATTGATCTGCTGCCGGGAAGGCACGAATTTGGCCCGGCGGGCCACAGGGAACTTGGGTAGCCCGGCCGCCGGATTTCTCAGGAGAAAACCTTCGGCCACGGCCTGGCCCAGACAGGCCTTGAGGGCGATGAGGTGGCGGTTGGCATTGTTGGGGCCCAGCTCCCGGGCCAGTTCCTTGAGGTAGTCCTTGAGCATGTCCGGGGTGAGGGCGTTCACCGGGAATTGGGCCCAGCTCATGAAACGCTTGAGCATGGCCCGGTTGTCCCGGAAATGAGCGGGGGAACGGTAAGCCTCCAAATCCTCAAGTCTCCGGGTCGCCGCGGTCAAGAAGGTGATACTTGTCCGGGATCTTAGCAGTTCGGCCCGATGGACGGCTTCGGCCGCGGCGGCCTCCCGTTTGTTCTGAAAATCGTAACGGCCGTGTCTTTTCCCCTGATATTGGAACTCGTAACTCCACTTGCCGCTGGGCCGCCTGGAGACGGTCATGAATCACCTGCTTGAAAAACTTTAAAGGCCCGAAGGCCGTGGTGCCCCCGAATTCCTGGGCCCGGTAGCGCAGCCAGCGGGGCGACACCCGGAGCCGGGCCGCGGCTTCCTCCAGGGTCAGGAGGGGGGATTCGTGATTATCAGTATGGCAGATTTGGGGACACATTTAAAGAGGGTTTTCGATAAAAGGCATTTCATCCCAGGTGCGACCATCCAGGAGACGGCCGGCGGCTTTTTTGCCACAACGAAACATGATACCCATTCTCCCAGGTTCTGGCCTGGGTATATTTTTATGAGGGAAAAGAGTTTGACAGAAACAATCCGGTGCCCATTCTCCCCACTGCTTAAAGAAAAATGGCACCCTCGCCTCCTGACATTGATCCCGCAGATTTCGGACCCAATCAGGGTGCATGGGTTTGCTCCTGGGGCCGGATTCACCGCCGCAGATGACCCAATGAAGCCATGTGTTAGGGATAGCTCCATGCCAGGGTAGATATGGAGGGCTTCCTTTCCACCATGATTGTTCCAAAGCAATCCTTCCCAGCATCGGCTCTACGCTCAGAAATCGCAGCGTTGCGGGAGCTTGCAGGAGCAAGGGTATCCTCTTGTCAGCCTGCTCTTGATCTTCAACGGTGACGCCGAGCCAGACGTTGGCCAAGGGCCAGCGCCCGGCTTCCAAGGCCGAGCACAAAGGCGAATCGCCGGGAAAAAATTCCCCAACATAATTGGGTAAAACTTCGGTAAGAACCTGGAACATTCTATTCGGCCGCTTGGTGAGCACCAAAAAAATGTGGGGGTCGCCTGTCCAGCAATCCTCTTGATGCCGGTGGCGTTTGCCGCAGCCCGGCGTCACGCTGGCCATGGTGTTAAAAGCCCGGGCAATAAAAGTTATGGGCACATCTTCATGGAATAGATCATTCCAGACTGCCCAGGCGGTGGGCTTTTGGACTTTAAGGGGCAGGCTCAGGCGGTCTTCCCGACAAATGATTTTGCCGGTGAAATGGTTGCCCCGTCCACCCTGCTCTCCTGGTTCACCGGGCCAATTTCCGGTAAGACCTTTTTTAAAGCCGCCGAACCTGGCAGTCATGGCGGCAGACCAGCAATGATCGCAGGCTTGGGAAACCCAGGTGCAACCTTCCACCAGGGACCAAGCACGATCCCACCAGAGGCCTTGAGATAAACGGTCAAACATTACTCCCCCAGGCGCCGCCGCAGGCGCTCCCGGCGGCGGACCCAGGCCTGGAGACGCAGCTCCCGGCGGTGCTGGCGCCAGATCAGGAGCAGGCCCAGGCCGGCATAGAAAAGGCACATCCAGCCCAGGGTTTCGGCCAGGAGCAGGCGGATTTCGGCCATCACAGCCAGACCTCTTGGCCGTCCGGGAGGATGAGGGCGTCCGGGCGCAGGCTGAGACGGTTCCAGGAGGCGGCCCCGGCCCGGCGCCAGAGGTGACCGTTGGTATTGACATAATAAAAAATGCCGATGTGATCCACATAAAGGCGCTGGCTGCCGCAGGTGGATTGAAACAGGAAACCGCGCCGGTCTTGATTGATCAAATCCCAGCGATCCCGGAGCAGAGCTGTAAGTGGCTCTTGCAGGGTATCATCCCGGCTCATGGAATTACATTCCCAAGATGCCGATGGCCGCGATGATGCCGGCCGTCAGGAAGCAGCCGGCGGCCACGTAGAGCAGGGTCTGCCCGGTGCGGCGCCGGTCCGGGCCGGTTTCCAGGTAATCGTGGTTAAAATCCTGGAGATAGCGGGCCAGCAGAGGCCGCCGGTCAAAGCGCAGCTTCATCTTCATGGGATTTTTCCTCCCGGCCGGCAAAATAGGGGCCGAACAGATCGGTGTCACGGCGCAGCATCAAGCCGCCGCAGGCATGGCAGACGGCGCGGTGGTCATCCACACCGGCCCAGCGGTCATTCATCTGGCGGCACAGGATGCATTCATACGGATAGAGCGGCATGGCGCACCTCCATTTAATCTTTCTTGATCTTGTAGAGAATCATTATCGCCCTGCCCAAGGAAATGATTGACGCGTTTATCTCGGCCAGAATTTTGACCAATGGCCCGGTATCCAGGCCGGCACTCTTGACGCTCAGCGGCCGAGTATGGCACTCAATTTTATCCAGCCAGTTGTTGGTGGGGCTCAGCGCATCCGCCAGACTGGCGCCGATCTCCCTGATAGGTATTGAGGTGGATCCGGCCCCGGCGCTGGCGGCGCAGGCATCCGGCCTGTCAAAAAGGATCCGGCGGATATGTAAGAGTTGATTGGCCTGCTCCAGGAATCCAGATTGCAGCGCCGCCTTCTCGGCGCGCAGGCGGTCGATCTCGATTTGTTTCTCGGCGCAGGGTTTACAGGCCATGGGAGGCTCCTTCTTTGATCTGAAAATCTTCATCCCGAGCCCAGCGGAGGATGCGAAAGCGCCCCGTTAAGGTCCGGGTGAGGAGGCGGCCTTCTGCATTATCCAGCACAGAGCAGATGCGCAGGGTACGTTTGCCGGTGGCATCAATCATAACGCAAGGAAAATTCAGGATGGGCATGGTGGCTCCCTTTACAGCCCAAAACGCAGCCAGTAAATCTGCTGGTAAAAAGCCCCGGGGCGCATTTGGCGTGCCTGCATTTGCCGGCAAAGATTTTCCCAGATCCCCTGCCAAAGCTGGCCAGTGGTGAATAAGGCCCCGCAGTGCCGGCAGGAAGGAGGAAAATAAACCCCCCAGGTGCAATGGATTAATTCCGCCAGCCATAAATAAAGCGTCATACTATGCCGAGCCGTGCCATGCCTTGCCTGGCCTCGCCCTGCCAAGCCAAGCCTGCCTTGCCTGGCCAAGCCGTGCCTTGCCTTGCCCTGCCAAGCCAAGCCTGCCTTGCCAAGCCAAGCCGTGCCACGCCATGCCTCGCCTTGCCTCGCCTGGCCAAATTATTCAGCCCGCTGGAAGCGGCCCCAGCCCAGGGCGCTGGTTTTTTCCGGGCGGCCTTCACAGATGCCCACGCCCCAGCCTGCCTGATCGACGAGGGCTAAAAGCTGTTCTTTGCTGATGATGCGGGGATTGAATTCCACCCGTATGCGGATTTGCCAGTCCGAATATTCCGGGCGATAAGTGAGGTTACGGGTGTTTAGCCCGATGGTCACGGCATCCTCACGCATGAGGCCGACTGCGGGCTTGCCTTCCAGCGTTTCAATGGGGATCAGCGGTCCGGCGCCATTGATGCCGGAGACAAACAGGGCCTGGCGCAATCCGACTTTGGTGATATCGTCAAAAGCCGTGGCGGCGCTGATAAAGGATTTTTTCAAAGCGGTAACCGGGATGCACTCCCGACCCGCGGCATCGAGGTATTTAGCGGCCTGATATTCTTCTCCCGGGCTACGTTCTTCCTTCTTTTGCCGGGCTTTCTTGGCATGTTTGTCCCGGATTTCCTGCTTGGCTTTTTCGGAAAAATTATGCACCACCAATAAAGACCCGGGACGCCCTTGCAGGATAAGAAAAAGGTTTTGAACCTCAAACTTAGATTTGAACTGACCGTCTTCGGCCTTTTTGCTTTTGTTCGTAGTCATGAAATTTTCTCCGATTTCAGTAATTTATTGGTCTTGCCACGCCTCGCCTGGCCTCGCCCAGCCAAGCCACGCCCAGCCAAGCCGCGCCTGCCTTGCCCCGCCTGGCCGTGCCACGCCTTGCCTTGCCTCGCCTGGCCAAGCCACGCCATGCCTGCCGTGCCTTGCTTCATTGTTCAAATTCCGGGCGGGCGCTCCCGCCCGGATCCTGCACCATCGATACCGGGTTCATTCCCGGAGCGCCGGGGTAAGGGGTAAAGGGCCGGCACGCAGGCCCGGCCGGGGGAGCTGGCCGGGGTGGAGGGTGAATATGGGGGTTGATGAGGGAGCATGATCATGGTTACCAGAGGCTGAACCAGAGGGCGGTAATCAGCGCGCCCAGGATCAGGCCCAGGATCAGGCCGATCAAAAGCGGGGGCTGGAGCAAATAGGTCCACATGGCTCCTCCAGGCCGGGGAAGTCCCGGCGCTCTTGAAGATCGGCCTCCACCCGGGCGGCGCAGTTCGGACAAATGCCGTGGCTCACCAGGCCGTCGGGTTGGCCGTCGTCTTTCATTTCCCTGGAACACCAAGCGCAGATGGTTTGCATACTGTGATGAATCCTGTTTTTTCGTGCTTACTGAGGGGGGATTATACAGGCATACAAGTATATGTCAAGAAAAAAATGCACTATGCAATTATTTTTTGGGGGACCTAGTAAATCAGGGAAAAATTTCGGCTGCGCTCAGGCAAATAGATGGCCGCATTTTAGGCAGCGGCGGGAATGTTCCGGATTCATCTGGGCGCATTGGGAGCAGCGCTTGGTGCGTTGCGATTCGGCTTCCGGGTTCACCGGATTGCCGCAATAACGGCATTTCACGGCCTCTCGGCGTATGGCTTCGGCGCACCAGGGGCAGGCGCGGTACTGGCGCCGATTTGTCTGGTTTCGGGCGGGAAGAAGGGCCGCGATCAAGCCGAAGGGTCCGGCCAGAAAACCGATGAAAAACCAGGCGCAACCGCTCCGGCCGCGGCCGCGGCCGATGAGGGCCGCAGCCAATCCGAAAAGCAGCCAGAGAAAGAGAAGTTCCATTTAGCGGCGGTCCTGCCCGGCGGGGGGCCGGCGGCAAAGGAGCAGATAGGCCTTGATCACCTGATCATCGGGGAGCTCGAAGGTGTCCCGATAATAATCCTCCAGTAATAATTCCAGCTCCACCCAAGCATCCGTTGACAATGTCTCTTTATATTTGTCCAGATAAGTGCGGATTTGCAATTTTATTTTCATGCGGGCGTCCCGGGAGATGGTGGGGCCGGCCTGGATCGCTTCCGCACGGGGTTCATGGAAACCGGGCTGCGGTTCTTTTCCGGTGAGCAGCCAGTCGAGGGAAACCTGAAAGCGCCGGGCGATTTTTAACAGACTTTCGGGAGTAGGCGCATCTTTGCCGGTTTTCCAACGGTATACCGCGCCGAGCATATTGATTTCCTGTTCAAATTTTTGCCAGGTATCTATGCCAGCTTTATCTTTTAAGATTTTCAGATGGCGAAAAAATTTTTCGTGCGAATATTCCATAAAAATCAGGTATGCCAGAAAATTTTTCTTGACATATACTTGTATGCCTGTATTATCCTAACCCCAGCAAGATGCTAGTAGCCTGTTTAATACGGCACCCTCCTGACCCGGCCTGGCCGGACAGGTGAGGCGGCGCCCCCCGGGGGCGGCGCAGTCTTGGCGGGCCAGGCCGTCCCGGGGGGGATTTTTCTGAAATACCATAAGGAATAGGGATTATCCACAAAATATGACGAAAAGCAACTACATCAAAGGACTCCTGCGCATGCGGGGCCTGGACATGAGCCGCCTGGCCCAGGAACTCCAGCTCCCCTACGGCACGGTGGTGAACACCATCAACGGCTACCGGAGCAACCCGGAAGTGCGGCGGAAGATCGCCGCCTTTCTGGGAGAGCCGGCCGCGGAACTGTTCGGGGATTTTCCAGGCCACGCCTCCCAGGATACCAGTCCGGAAGCCGCGGCGTTATCCAAAAATACCGCCGCCAATCCAGGCGGTTAAGTGTTCCGGGCCGGTCTTTGGACAAGGGGGGCCGGCCGGCGGGGATGATTGTCCAATGGCTGTCCAAAAAAAGTTATTCCGCCTGCACCTGAACCGGGAGTTCTGGCAGAACCTGAAGCGCAGCAGCTCCTTTCTCGTGCGGGATCTCCTGGTGGGCCGGGATGTGGCCCGGCTGGCGGCCCGGCTGCGGGAGGAGGGGGTAAGCTGCTCCGACTCTCTGCTTTATAAGTGGGCCAACCCCAATGACGTGCAGATCCCCAACCTGGAACAATTCTTTTTGTTGATCAAGCATACGGAAAATTGCGAACCGTTTATTGAAGTGGGCCGGGCCTGCGGTTATATCGCCGTGCCGGTCGATGACCTGGCCGGGGCCCTGGACGTCTTGCTGGCGGCATATCGGGCCGGGAGAGGGGAAGTGCCATGAGAGGGACTGTGGCCAAACGCCTGCGGCGGGAGATCTACGGGGATTTGTCCTACCGGGAGGGGCGCTACGCGGTCCGGACCGGCCGGGATAGCCGCGGCCGCCGGCTCCTGGTGGGCGGCATCCAGGCGGATGAACGTCGCCGGGCCTATCAACACGCCAAGCGGCGCCACGGGGGCCGGCCATGAAATGGCTGATTTTGGCGGTATTGGGCTGGTTTGCGCTGGAGCGCTGGTGGTTGCTGCGGGATTGGGAAGCGGATCATGCCCTGGCCGGGTTCGGCCTGCTGCTCATGTTTCTCCTGGCGATCACGGCCCTGGGCGGCCAGCTACTCCTGATCTGGCGGCCCTGATGGCGGAGATCAGGATGCTGCGGCTCTGGCTCACCCTGGAGGTGGATGTGCGCCGCCTGGAAGAGGCCGGTCTGCAACGGGCCCCTGAGGTTCTGCGCGCCAGTTTTGATTTGGCGGTGGCGGACCTGTGCCGGGAATTTATTGCGGATCCGGCCTGGAGGAGGGCGGTCAAGGTGCAGTCCGGCTGCCGGGAAGATTGAATGTTGGCAATCGGGGGCGGGGCAGTGGTCATGAATCTGACTGAGATTGTCTGCGCGGGCTACCGAATGCGGATGTCCCCCTGGCGGTGCCTGCAGAACCAGTTGAGCGATTATTGTTTGCCGGGCTGGCCCTGCTGGACGTGTGACACGATGGTGACCCTTGCGCTCAGTGGCGAAGGGGCAAGGATCCGCCGGGGCGCAGACCTCACGGTGGTGGAACCGAAACCGGGCGGGAAGACCGGCCGAAAGCAAGAACGCAAACGCTGGCCCCCGGGCATGAGCAAGGCGGTGGCCCTGGCGGAGGGGCTGGTGAAATGAAGGGCCCGGGGGCGGCAAAAAACAGGGCATATCAGCGCCGGTACTACGAGGCGAACAAGGAAAAAGTGGCCGAGTATCAGCGCCGGTACTACGAGGCGAACAAGGAAAAAGTGGCCGAGACTAAGCGCCGGTACAGAGAGGCGAACAAGGAAAAAGTGGCCGAGATTCAGCGCCGGTACTACGAGGCGAACAAGGAAAAAGTGGCCGAGACTAAGCGCCGGTACAGAGAGGCGAACAAGGAAAAAGTGGCCGAGATTCAGCGCCGGTACTACGAGGCGAACAAGGAAAAAGTGGCCGAGACTCAGCGCCGGTACAGAGAGGCGAACAAGGAAAAAGTGGCCGAGATTCAGCGCCGGTACTACGAGGCGAACAAGGAAAAAGTGGCCGAGACTCAGCGCCGGTACTACGAGGCGAACAAGGAAAAAGTGGCCGAGACTCAGCGCCGGTACAGAGAGGCGAACAAGGAAAAAGTGGCCGCATTCAAGCGGGAGATAGGAATTAAGCCCGCTACCAGCACCTGTCTGGGATGTGACCAAAGTTTTTTGAGTCGCGGTCCCCACAACCGTCTCTGTAAAAAATGTCTGAATAAATCAGATATTTATTCCGGATATTAAAAATAGGATCTTTAGGAGACACGGTGGGAAATAATGATGAGAAGGCACCGGAGGCCCCGGCTGACAGCCCGCTCAAGGGCCAGGTGATCGTCCAGCTGCTGGCCGATGGCCGGGTGCAGGTCAACGGCCCCAATAATTTTCCCTTGATCTTGATGATGCTGGCCGAGGCGGTGAAGATCATCGCCAGCCATGCCGCCGGGAACCCGAAGAAGATGGGCCAGGATAAACCGTTGATTCAGGTCCCCGGCCTGCGGCTGCCCCGCAATCTGCGGGGCTGAAGCAGTCTTTTCCGCTGATTGTTGTCCCTTATATGGATAAATCCGACATCCTGGCGGCGCTGAATATCGAGGGCTATTTCCGGAGCGAACTGGGAGAGCTCAAGAAAAGCGGCAGCAAATGGTTCGCCCGGTGCCCGTTCCATGCGGATAACGAGCCCTCCCTGAGCCTGGATTTGGAAAAGGGATTGTTCAAATGTTTCGGATGCGACGCCGGCGGCTCGGTCATCGATTTTCACATGCGGCGTTATGGCCTGGAATTCAAGGCGGCCCTGCACGAGCTGGCCGGACGGGCCGCATTGGATAAATACCCGAGCCCAGGATTCGGGTCAAAAAATCAGGGGAAAAAGTTTGTTTCACTCACCCTGGCGGAATTTTCCCAGCAAAAAAAGCTGCCCCCGGCCTTTCTGCAGGAGCACGGCGTCCGGCAGCATACCCACGAGCACTACGGCACCAGCCGGGTGGAATTCCCTTATTACGACGGCAAAAAAACCGAGCGCGCCGTCAGGCAGCGGTACGGGGGCCGAACCAGCCAGGAGGTGAAGTTTCTCTGGCGCAAGGAGGACAAGCCCCGGCTTTACGGCCTCTGGCGCCTGGCGGAATTCAAGAAGACGGGGTGGGTGCTGGTGGTGGAGGGCGAGAGCGATACGCTGACCTGCTGGCTTCACGGCGTGCCGGCTTTGGGTGTTCCAGGAAAAGAGAATTATGCCACCTTGCGCCCCGTGAAGGCGCTTATGGATTTGGCGGTTTATCTGTGGCAGGAGCCGGACGCGGTGCAACTGGGGGCCAAGGTGGCCGACATTTTGCCCCACGTGAAGGTAATTCAGGCCCCCAGCTCCTGGAAAGACCTGAGCGCAGCCCATCTCGCCGGGCAGGATGTGGCCGCCCTGGTGGAGGAATTAAAACAGGGGGCCCGGACACCGTTGCCGCCGCCGGTGGTTACCGGGGGATTTTCCTGGAGCGATTTGGGCAATGCCAAGCGCCTGGTGGCCCTGCACGGCCAGGACTTGCACTACAGCTTCAAGGCCAAGAAATGGCTGGTTTGGAACGGCAAGGCCTGGGAATGGGATTTCTCCGGGGAGGTGGAGCGCCGGGCCAAACTGACCGTGGCCAGCATATATCACGAGGCCGGCAAACAAGCCGACCGGGATGATCGCAAAAGATTGGCGCATTTCGCCCTGACCAGTGAAAATCATAACCGCCTTCTGGCCATGGTGCGTCTGGCCCAAAGCGAGGCCGGGATTCCGGTGCAGCCTCAGGAGCTGGACGCGGACCCCTGGCTGTTAAATTGCGATAACGGCGTGGTGGATCTGCGCCAGGGCGCGCTCTTGCCCCACAAGCGGGAATATCTCATGACCTGTTTGGCGCCGGAAGCCTATGACCGGAAGGCGGAATGTCCCGGCTGGGAAAAATTTCTCTACGAAATCCTGAAAAACAATATCAATCTCTACAGCTTCATCCAGCGCAGTCTGGGCTATGCCTTGACCGGCGATATCCGGGAGCAGTGCTTTTTCATCTTTTGGGGCGGCGGGGCCAATGGCAAATCCACTCTCCTGAATGCGGTCCGGGATATTATGGGGACCTATGCCCGGCATACGCCCACGGAGACGCTCCTGGCCAAGAGCAAGGGAGGGGAGATTCCCACGGACGTGGCCCGGTTGGATGGCCCCCGTTTCGTGACCGCCTCGGAAATCGATAAGGGCCAGCGCCTGGCCGAGTCCCTAGTCAAGGCCCTGACCGGTCGGGACACGGTGGCGGCCCGGTTTCTCTATGGGGAATATTTTGATTTTGTGCCCCAGTTCAAGCTGTTCCTTTCCACCAATAACAAGCCGGTGATCCGGGGGGTGGACAACGCCATCTGGCGCCGCATTATGTTCGTGCCTTTTCTGGTGCAGATCCCGGAGAAAGATCAAGATAAGGAGCTGCCCGACAAGCTCCGGGCGGAGGCCCGGGGGATCCTCTCCTGGCTGGTGGACGGGTGCACGTATTGGTATCAGTATGGCCTCGAGGTGCCCCCAGAAGTCCGGGAAGCCGGCGCCGCGTACCGGGCTGAAATGGATGTGCTGGCCGAGTTCCTGGAAGACTGCTGCCTCCAGGGACCTGGTCTGACCGCCACGGCCAAGGAGCTCTATGACGCCTATATTTCCTGGGCTGAGGACGCGGGATTGCGGGAGAAAGAGACATTGAAGCAGCGAACCTTCGGCATTCTCTTATCTGAGCGGGGCTTTCAACGGGACAAGGGCAGGCAGGGACTGCGTTTGTGGCGCGGGCTTGGTTTGATGTCGATTTAATGATTCAGCCACCTGCGCCACTGGTGCGGCCACCTATAAGATTATGATTTTATTCTATTAATTATGAGATGGCGCAAGGTGGCCTGGAATTCTGGTTCTTTTCTCGCGAAGGGATATATGGATTTGATTTATGGAAATCTAAGCCACTTCAGCCACCTATTAAAAAGATAATGAAAAAAGAAATGATTAGGTGTGGCCGATACGGTGGCAAAGAGTGGCGCATATCGAAGACAACAGAAAAGGAATTGATTTATAAACGGGTCCTTCCTGGCCAAATACCTAACAAGGTTAAAAAAGTGCGATTTTTTTTTACCTATGAAGTTTTTTGCGGGTGTCACTAAATGTCGGGTATTCCTGGGATATATGACATAAATGCCATGTCGCAAGCGGATAGCATTGTCAAAGGCTTGAAAGCCGTGGCGGAGCACTTTGGGAAGTCTCTGCGCCAGGTGCAGCGTTGGGTCCGTGATCCATCCTTCCCCAGATTGTCGGGCCGGCGCTTTGATTTGCATCAGATCCAGGCCTGGCTGGATCACCGGGACGGCCGGCCGGCGGGAGGAAAGGCGCTTGGTGAAGGGCACGCCCAGCAGCCGGAGCTCCCGGTGCAGCGCGGCAAGGATTTTGAAGACGCCCGAATGAAAAAGGCCCGGGCGGATTTGCTGGAGCTGGATCTGCGCCAGCGCCGCGGGGAGCTGGTGGAGCGCACCGAAGTGGAACAGCTTTTCGTGGTCCGGATCATGGCGGTCAAACAGGGCTTGCTGAATCTGGCCCGGAGCCTCCCCCCGCAATTGATACACTGCCTGGATGAGCGGGATATGGAGGAAATTATCATGCAGTCGGTCCGGACTTTGCTGGATGATTACAGCCGGACCTTGCCCAAACATCTCAAAGGGGAGGCATTGCCTTCCCAGATGTCAGGAAGTGGCATAAGTGGCGGATAGCTCTTTCCTTTCCTTTACTGAAAAAAGCAGCGCGCCGGCGCAGCCTATCGGCTGGTTCTCCTCTGAACAGGCGGCCTGGGCGCCGCCGGAGGATATCACCGTGAGCCAATGGGCGGAGAAATACCGGGTGCTGCCCAAGCAGAGCGCCATCCCCGGCCCCTGGCGCAATTCCCTGACTCCTTATGCCATAGGGGTCATGGACGCGTTCAATGACCGCCGAGTGGAGCAGATCACCATCATGGCCAGCGTGCAGTCCGCCAAAACGGAAAGCGCCTACAATATGCTGGCCTATACCATCTGTCAGGACCCGGCCCCGGCCCTGGTCATTATGCCCACCCAGAAAACTTTGAAAAAGGTGAACCGCCGGCTGCGCCAGATGCTCTTTGCCAGCCAGGAGCTCCTCGGCCATGTGACCTCTGACCCGGATGATCTGCGGTATGAGAGCTTTCACCTGGATCGCATGGAGATTTTTTTCGGCACTGCGGGCTCGGAAGCGGATTTGCAATTCGTGGAGGCCCGGGTGCTGCTCTTGGATGAAACCGACCTGTATCCGCCCGGCGCCGTCAAAATGGCGGTGGACCGTTCCACTACTTATTGGAACCGCAAGATCATCAAACTCTCCCGGCCTACGGTGCCGGACGGGCATATATATCAGGAATATCTGCGCAGCGACCGGCGCAAGTTCTGGGTGCCCTGCCCGCATTGCGGTTGGTTTCAAGTGCTGTCCTTTTGGCAGGTCAAGCATAAAGGGGAGATATTGGGCCAGTGGCCGGAAAACCACCGGGACCCGGAATATATCAAGGCCGCCCGGGCGGCCCGCTATGAATGCGAGCATTGCCGGGCGGAAATTGATGATAAGGACAAGCCGGCCATGCTGCAGCAGGGCCGCTGGGTCCCGGAAGATCACCCGTTTGACCAGGCCACCGGGGCCATGCCCCCTGTTCCCGCGGTGTCGCATGCGGGTTTTTGGTGGAATGTCCTATATTCGCCGTTTAAAAACTTTTCGGAGGCGGCCGCGGAGTTTTTTGATACCCGGGGGGATCGGGACAAACTCAGGAATTTCAAGACCCAATGGCTGGCCGAACCCTGGAAAGAGGTGATCAATGTGCGCCCGGCTTCGGCTCTCCTGCAACTGCGCACCGAACGCCGGCCCCTGGTGGTCCCGGCCGGCGCGGCGGCTCTGACCGCGGGCCTCGACACGCACATACGAGGGTTCTGGTGCGTGATCCGGGCCTGGCGGCTGGAGCCGCCGGAATCTCACCTGGTGCGTTACGGCTGGCTGGATACGTTTGAGGATGTGGAGCGCTGGCTGTTCCAGGATGTTTACACCTCGGAGGACGGCCTGGCCTTGCCGGTATGGCGGGCCGGGATTGACACCGGCGGCGGCGAGGGCGAGGCCGGCGAGGCCACCATGACGGAGCAGGTCTATGCCTGGCTGCGCCGCAAGGGCCAAGGCCGGGTGTTTGGGGTTAAAGGCATCTCCCGTGCCTTGGCTGGCGGCAAAAAGATGCAGATGAGCCTGATTGACCGGATGCCTTCGGGGAGACCCCTGCCCGGCGGCATCCGTCTCTGGCTGCTGGACACCGGACTGATCAAAGACGCCATTTTCAGCCGCATCGAAACAGGCCAGTTTTTCCTGCACGCCCAAACCGGGGAGGATTATGCCCGGCATTTGTCCAGCGAGGCCAAAGAGCGGGATGAACGGGGCCGCACGGCGTGGAAGGTGCAAGGCAATCAACCCAACCATCTCTTGGATTGCGAAGTCTATGCCGCAGCCATGGCCGATCCGGAATGCTGGGGGGGGCTTTTGGTGCTCCCCCGGCCGCCGGCGCCCGCGGCCCCCACGGAGCTGAAAAATCAGCCGGGCTGGCTGGGAAAGCGACAAAATTGGCTCAAGAGATAATTATGCTAAGAGTCCTCCAAATTGGGGGAATTATATAGATGACTCCCGAAAAGACTAAATTATGAAATTTCTCGACGACTATCTCATCTCCAGCATTGAGCCTTACCATGTAGAAGAGGCGGGAAGGAAAAATGAACATGGACCTTAACGAATTACGCTATCGAGCCCAACATTGTAGGAATCATCATCATGCCTGCGATTGCCGAGAATACCAGCATCTTGAGCAGGTGAAACAATTGGAAGCACAAATCGCTGCTCTCAAGAACGAAATCGAATTTTTCCGGGAATGGAAAAAGGATATTGAAATCAAGGACCGGGGAAAGACCAATGAGATAAACATTTTGGTTCAGGAGAATAATGCTCAGAGAAAATGCCTTGAGGCAATCCGGGAGTGGCATAAGAGGCTGGGGATAACATCATGCCTGCAGGACGACGGGGGAGGTGATGCCAAGTGAATAAGCTGACCCAAAATGGTGAACTTGTTTTTCCTAATGGGCGCCACGGGCAAGATGTTGCGGAGGGTGGGAGGTGTCCGCATTGTGGACTGGTAAAGGGGCGGACTTTGTTTGCCTACAAGTCCCAGATTAAACTGTTACAAGTGATTCTGAGATTTGTTATCAGTTCATGGTTAGCAGATAACGAATTTGATCAATATCCATTTGTAATTTAATGGGGGGCGGGACATGCGCAAAGGCTGGCTCAGGGTGTGGCGGGTGGCCAAGTTTCTGGATTGCAGCCGGGATCACATCTATGACCTGGTGCGGGCCGGCAAGCTGGAAGGCGTGAAGATCGGCCAGCAGCAAGGCATTCGCATCTCCCAGGAGTCCCTGGAGCATTACTTGGCGGAGAATCGTCTGCCAAGCTCCGAAACCGTCGAAAAAAGTTAAGCGCACTACAGTTTTTGTGGCAGAGATAGGAAGAGGGCGGAAACCCGCCCTTTTTTTTTGTCTGCGCCTCCGATTATGGTGCAGGTATATGCCCCTGTATACCAAAGAACAGATCGCGGCCAAAATTGAGGCCCTGGACGCCAAAATCGCCAAGGCGGAGACGGACCAGGCTTACACCTCCGGGGGGCCCGGCGACGGGATGCACCACCAACGGGGCGATTTGAACGCCATGTACCGGGAGCGCCAGTATTGGCTCAAGGAATATGAGCGCCTGGAGGCCATGGAACAGGGCAGCGCCACCAATCTGGTGCAGTTCGGACGGCCCAAATGAAGCACCTGCCGCCGCCCACCCGCCTGGACCGGGCCATCGGCTATTTGGCCCCGGCCTACGCGCTGCGCCGCCGCCTGGCCCGCCTGTCCCTGAATCTGGTGGAGGCCTCCGCGGGGCGCTACCGGACCGGGGAGAAAAACCGCCTGCGGGATGACTGGCTCACCTCGGCCCTGGGAGCGGCCACCCCGCCGCCCTGGGAACTGGACACCTTGCGGCAGCGTTCCCGGGACCTCAATTGTAACGACCCGGTGGCCAGCGGCGCCACGGATACCTTGACCTTAAATATCGCCGGTCAGGGACTCATGCCCCAGAGCCGTTTGCGGGCCGAATTTTTGGGGATCAGCGAGGAGCAGGCCCAGGAACTGCGCCGCCGGGTGGAAGGCATTTTTGATCTGTGGAGCGTCCATGCCGACGCGGGCAACCGCTATGATTTCCAGGAACTACAATTCCTGGCCTTGCGCAAGATCATGGAAGACGGCGAGATCCTGGCGGTGCCCACCTTTGTGCGGGATGCCTGGCGGCCCTTCGGCCGGGCTCTGGAACTCATCGAGGCGGACCGGCTCCTTAGCCCGCCGGGCAAAGATAATATCCTGCAAGGGGTGGAGCTGGGCCCGGATCGCCGGGAGCCGGTGAAGTATTGGCTGCGCCGGGCCGCGGCGATCCGGCGGGACTATGAAATCGACCGCCAGGACTACGTGGGCATCCCGGCCCGGGACGCCCGGGGCCGGCCCATGGTGCTCCATGTTTTCCAGGCGAAACGACCCGGGCAGGTGCGCGGCATTCCCTTTTTCGCCCCGGTGCTGGATTATTTCAAGGATCTGGCCTCGTACCTGGAAGCCGAACTGGTGGCGGCCCGGGTGGCCGCCTGCCTGGCGGTGTTCATCACCAAAACCGATCCCTTTCTGGAAGCCACGGCCCAATCCACGTCCGTGGAATCCGGCACAAACCGGCGGGTTCAGGAGATTCAGCCGGGATTGATCAGCTATCTGAATCTGGGCGAAGACATCAAGGTGGTTGATCCCAAGCGGGGCGGGGAAACCTTTAATTCTTTTGTGGAGGGCATCCTGCGCCTTATCGGCCTGGCCCTGGGCCTGCCCTATGAGCTGTTGGTGAAGGATTTCTCCAAGACCAATTACAGCAGCGCCCGGGCTGCGCTCTTGGAAGGGCGGCGCATGTTTACCCACTGGCGGAGCTGGTTTGGCCGCAAATTTTGTCAGCCGGTGTGGGAGTTGGTGCTGGAGGAAGCCTGGCTGCGGGGGCTTTTGCCGGTGCAGGATTTTTACGGCCAGCGCCGGGAGATTTGCCGGGCCCAGTGGATCGGCGGCTCCTGGGGTTGGGTGGATCCCACGAAAGAGGTGGAAGCCAGCAAACTGGCCATTGATTACGGCTTGTCCACCCTGGCGGAGGAGGCGGCGGGCCAGGGCCGGGATTGGGAGGAAATCCTGGAGCAGAAGCAGCGGGAGCAGGAAAAAATCGCCGGCCTGGGCTTGACCATTCCGGTTTCCGGCCCGCCCTCCGGGATCGGTAGCACCAATGACCGGCAGCCAGAAAAATGAGCAACGGCTGCGGACGGTCGATGTTGCCAAGCCGGTCGGTGGTTCCCGCCAGGGCTCGGTAGTGCAGTGCGGCGAATGCGGCATCTATCATACCGGCGGTTGTGCACCTTTTGATGTAGCGGTTTGGAAGAAGTATCTCGGCATAGTCAAACTTCTCAAGAGGAAGTGGTGCATGGATATCATGCAGATGAGCCTGAATCAGGCGAAACGTTTTTATCGCCGCCGGCAGGCAGGCAAGCAAGGCAGACAGGCAAAGCAGGACAATATGACCAGGGCAGTTCGCCAGGCGCTGGGAGGAGCACAGAATGCCGGCCTTTAAAATGCACAAGACCGTTACTTCAGATGGCCCCTGGGATGGCCCGGCCCACAAGGCCAGGGTGAAATCCGGAGAGAACCGGGCTTACTACAGCCGCATTTTTGCCTGGTACGATCCGGCCGGGGAGGAAGGGACCAAAGAGACGTATAAATTCATCCACCATGAAGTGGCCGCGGACGGAACCCCCGGCCCGGCCAATTTGACTGCCTGCAGCGCCGGCATTGGCGTCTTGAACGGCGGCCGGGGGGGCACGACCATCCCCGCGGCGGACCGTCAGGGCGTTTGGAACCATTTGGCCAAGCATCTGAAAGATGCGGACAAGGAAGCCCCGCCCCTGACCGGTCCGGAAACCAGCCAGTTTTTCCGCACGGTTCAGGAGCGCGCCTGGGCTCTGTTGCCGGCCAAGCTGGATGAGCTGAACAGTGTGGTGGAGCGCCGCCTGGCCGGGGACAAGCTGGATTTTTCTCTGGCGGAAGCCGGCAAAAGCGGCAACCGGGCGGAAGAGCCCTACCAGATTGTGGACGGGGTGGCCGTGCTGCCGGTATATGGGGTGCTGGACAAACGGATGAATCTGCTCATGGCCATGTCCGGAGGAACCAGCACCGAATTGTTGGCCCGGGATTTCAAGAAGGCCTTGGCTGATCCGGAGGCCACCGCCATTCTGCTGGACATCGAATCGCCCGGGGGCGCGGTGGACGGCGTCAAGGAAGTGGCGGATCTGATCTATCAGGCCCGGGGCCGGAAGCCGGTGGTGGCCTTCGGCAATGATTTAATGGCTTCCGGGGCCTATTGGATCGGTTCGGCCGCTACCACGGTCATGGCCACGGAGACCGCGATCCTGGGCAGCATCGGCGTGGCCATGATGCACTATGATTTGTCGGGCCGGGACGCCCAGGCGGGCATCAAGCGCACCGCCATCTTTGCCGGTAAATACAAGCGTATCGCCAGCGATGAAAAGCCCCTGTCCGCGGAGGGCCAGGCCTATTTGCAGGGCATGGTGGATCAGCTCTACGGCATTTTTGTGGAGGCCGTGGCCCGGCAGCGGCAGCAGGATCCGGATACGGTGCAGGCCACTATGGCCGACGGCCGCTTGTTTATCGGCAATGCAGCCCGGCAGGCGGGCTTGATTGATAAAGTGGGAACCTTTGAGGCCGCGCTGGCGCTGGCCCGAAAATTGGGAGGGAAAAATATGGATCGGAAAACCTTGGAAGCGCAACACCCGGAACTGTTCCAGGAAATCAAGGCCATAGGCGCGGCTGAAATCGAGGCCGCGGCCGATGATTTCCGGGCGGAGGGCCGGGATGGAGAACGGGCCCGGGTCCTGGATATTCTTATGGCCCCTGGCGCGGCAGCCTTGAAGCTCCAGGCCGTTCAGGAGGGCCTGGAACCAAAGGAGGCCTTCAAGCTCATGCTGGATCAGCAAGAGGTGGAAAAGGCCAAGGCCCTGGCCGCCCTGGCCGAGGCGGCGCCGCCGGCGCTGGGCCAGGAAGTGGAAACCCACCAACATCCGGGCCGGGAATTGCCCCTGGAGCAGCGGGCCCTGGTGGATTGGGAGAATGATCCCAAATTGGTGGGAGAATTCAAGCAGTTTGAAACATATCTGGCCTTCCGCCGGGCCGAAGAGGCCGGACGGGCCAAGATCAAAACCACTTAGGGAGGAACGAAACCATGGCACTGAGCACTAACACCCCGATTAAGGAAGTTTTGGGGGATTTCGCGGACCTGCCCCTGTATCAGGCCATCAAGGCTTATGAAGGGGCCATGCTGTTCCTCCGGGCGGACGGCTATGTCACCAATCTGGCCGGCGGCCTGCCCTTTTTAGGCCACGCCGACGCCTTGGCGGACAACACCAATGGGGCCAGCGGCGCTTTGAACGTGCGCATCCGCCGGGGTTCCTACCGGGCCCAGGTGACCATTTCCGGGGTGGCCCTGGCCAATGTGGGCGATCCGGTCTATGCCAGCGATGACGGCACCTTGGCCCTGGTAAACACCTCGGATAGCCTCGTGGGCCGGGTGGTCCGTTATGTGACCACGGATACCTGCATCGTGGAATTCACCCCTATCGGCTCCACGGTGATCACCGTGGCCGAGCAGGCCCACATCGCGGACGCCAAGGTGGATTACACCACCGGCGATCTGGATCTGGAGGCGGAAATCATCGCGGCCTTCAACACCACCAATGGCAAGATCAATGCCCTGCTGGCGGCACTGGAAAGCGCCGGCGTGCTGGCGAGCTCGTAAATCGATACCCTGAGGGGAGGATAAGAAAATGGCTGAAAAACTTGCACTTTCCAGCCGGGCCATTATCGGCCGGTTTTACCAGACCCTGGAGGCCGGTTTTGCCGGTTCCTGGGCGTCCCGGTTGGGCATACTGTTTCAATCCAACCAGGAAAGCGAAGAGTATAAATGGCTGGGCATGAGCCCGGCCCTGCGGGAATGGGTGGATGGCCGCCAGGCCAAGGGCCTGCGCTCGGTAGGCTATACCATCAAGAATTTGACCTTTGAGGCCACCCTGGCCATCAGCGTGGATGATCTGAGGCGGGACAAGACCGGCCAGATTCTGGTGCGCGTGGATGAAATGGCGGACCGGGCCAACCAGCATTGGGAAAAGCTCCTGTCCGACCTGATCACCGCGGGCGAGGCCGCGGCTTGCTATGACGGCCAGTATTTCTTTGACAGCGATCACAGCGAGGGCGATTCCGGGACCCAGCTCAACACCCTGGCCGCGGCCCAGGTGCCGGCCCTGAATGTGGGCACGGCCACCGCGCCCACTGCGGCGGAAATGGCCGAAGCCCTGCTCGGCGTGATCGGCTACATGTACGGGTACAAGGATGACCAGGGCGAGCCCATTAACGGCGAGGCCAGGAGCTTTCTGGCCATGGTCCCGGTGCCCTTCTGGGGGGCCGCGGTGACCGCGGTGAGCGCCAATCTCCTGAACAAGGCGGCGGGCTCTCTGGACAATCCCCTGCAGGGGGTATTCCGCCAGGGCATCAATATCGACGTGGTGGCCAACCCGCGTCTGAGCTGGACGACGCAGTTTGCGGTCTTTCGCACCGACGGCCGGGCCCGGCCCTTCATTCTCCAGGAAGAAGAAGAGGGCGTAACGCTCGCCGCGCTGGCCGAAGGTTCGGAAGAGGAAATCAAAAACAACCGGCACATTTACGGGGTGAAGGCCATCCGCAACGCCGGCTATGGCCTGTGGCAGCACGCGGCTCTGGCCACCTTGAGTTAAGGAGCCGATTGTGGCGCGCAATCCCATTGAAACCCTGGCCCGGTTGGAACGGCAACTGGACAAGCGGGTAGCCGGGGTGCTGAACAAGCACGCCCGGCGCCTCAAGGAAAAGCTGCGGGCCGATCAGCCCTTAAAAGCCCGCGGCCCGCGGCGTTTTCCTTACCTGTCCCGGCCGGCCCAATGGGAAGGGGGTAAACTCCTGGCCCGGGTGTTCTCTCCGGTGAGCTGGGCCAAGGTGCACATCGGTCCCCGGGGCACAATGACCATTATTACTCCCAAGGCGGGGCGGTTTTTGGCGTTGCCCACGGATTTCGTCAAACGCTTCCGGGGCCATCCGGTGAGCCCCGGCTATTATGCCCAAGCTTATAAATTCGTGCACCGCGGCATCATCTTTGCCCGGGTCGGCGGGGCCGGCGGTCCGGGACGCCGGGCCCGGGCCGCGGCGGGCGAGAAATATGCCCGGGGGGATCTGGTGCCCCTCTATATTTTGAAACAGCGCGTGGTCATCCGCCGGCGCATTCATCCGGAGGTGCTGCTGCATTGGGTCAAGCCCGGGTTTCTGGCGGATTTGAAAAAGGTGCTGACCGTGGGCGGGAAATCATGAAGAAACGGGGTCAATCATGGGGTCATTAACCAATTTTGCTGAAAATGAGGTATGGGACCATATTCTCAAGGTGGGATCCTATAGCCCGCCGGCTACCATTTATCTGGCGTTGTTCACCGATGATCCGGGCGAGGCGGGAACCCTGACAAATGAGGCCACGTATACCGGTTACGCCCGCAAGGCCATCACCTTCGGGGCGGCCGGCAGCCGGACCATCAGCCAGAATGCCCAAGTTGACTTTGATCTCTGCACCGGCGGCTCCAATCTTATCTCCCATTGGGGTTTGATGGATGGAGATGTGGAAGGGTCCGGCAATATGCTGGCTTATGGCGCCTTTACCACGGCCAAGACAGTAAGCACCGGCTATACCCCTTTTGTGGCCAGCGGCGAAGTCCAGCCAACCCTCAATAGCGGGGGCATTTCCACCGCCTATGCCAACAGCGTGCTGGATTGGCTGTTCCGGGCCCAAAGCCTGAGCCAGCCCACCAATATTCAGGTGGCCTTGTTTTCCACGGCGTGCAGCGACAGCGCCGCCGGAACGGAGCTTAGCGGGAACGGCTACGCCCGCACGACCTGCAATGTCTGGGATGCGGCTTCCGGCGGGGCCAGCGCCAACACTAGTGCCATTGTCTTTCCCCAGGCTACCGGGGATTGGTCAACGGCGGTGTATGCCGCACTCTATATGGATGCGGTTTACGGGCTCTATCTGGACATCAACGACTTGACGGTGCTCTCCGGCGAATACGGCCGGTTCATCGCCGGGGCCCTGGACGTTACTTTGAATTAAGAGATGACGCCCCATTGTCATCGTTGCGGACAGTGTTGTATGAGCGCCGGCATTGGTCTGGATAATGTGCCCTTTCACCAGGATGATCGGGAGTTGGGCCGTTGGCTGGCCTTGCACCGCTGCGGCGTGGAAAAAATGCATACTGCCGGCGGAGAAACCTTGGGCATTCGGATTCCCTTAATCTGTCAGGAACTGGTATTTGATGAACTGACCGGCCGGGCTACCTGTCTGATTTACGAGACGCGTCCGATTATCTGCCGGGAATATTTCTGCAAGAGGGCGCAATAAGTGGCGTTAGCTTATGGTACTGCTTATGGTAGTTGGTTTACGGGGTCAGGCAATCCCCTGACGGCCAACTTTACCTGCGGCGCCACGGCCAAGGTTCTGGTACTCCATATCCTCAATGCCGCCACAGGCGCCCGAGGCGGCACTGCTCCCACCTATAACGGTCTTCCGTTCACTCAGGCGGGCAGCGCCCAGGCCGGCGCGGCTGAATGCAATGTGGAATTATGGTATCTCCTTGATCCTCCCACCGGCAGTTCCTATCAGATAAGTATCCCGAATACCGGCAGCCTGACCCTGTTTGCGACTTGCCATACCTTTACAACCAGCGGCGCCGCCCTATTGTTTGGCACACCGCAGCAAAGCGGGACCTCTTCGGCTACCCCGTCTTGTACGATTAACAATGTTCCGGCCGGGGGAGCCTGTGTCAGTATCCTGGGACATGGATATAAGGACCCGCCCACGGCCAGAAGTCATACCACCATTCTGGAGACTGATCAGGGGTCCTGGAGCAGCAATTGTCAATACATGCTCAAGGCCTCCCTAGGCAATGTTACCATGTCCTGGACCCTGGCCTCCTCAGATGATGTGGCCATGATTATGGCGGCATTCCAGGAAGTAACATATAAGGATTTTTCCGGAACGGCGGCCCTGGCCAGCACCACTCCCAGCGCCGATTTGAACCGGTATGCCAATTTTGCCGGAGCGACAGCTCTGGCAAGCACTACTCCTAATGCGGACCTGAGCCGGTATGGCAATTTTGCGGGCGCGGCGGCGCTGGAATCAGTCACGGCGGCGGCGGATTTGCTGCGCTTTGCCAACCTGGCGGGCCTGGCGGCACTGGACAGCTCTCTGCCGGATGCGGATTTGTCTCTGCTGGAGCCGGTCACCTATAAGGATTTCGCCGGCACGGCGGCCCTCATAACCACCACGCCGGCTGCGGACCTGAATCGTTATGGCAATTTTGCGGGGACAGCGGCGCTGGAATCAGTCACGGCGGCGGCGGATTTGCTG